AGTTCAGCTGCCTCAAGCATCTGTTCCGGTGTGAGGTCGGCAGGAACCTTAGTGCCCAAACCGTGCCAGGGAAGCTCACCTGCGTAAGCCATTGTTTCAACCATATGTGCCATCATAAATCTCCTTTTCATGGCGTTTCATTATATAGGTATTATACCTCTGCTTTTAAAAGAAGTAAAGGTATTTTTGAAAGTTTTTTAGGCTCCTATCGTATTGTAGTAGCCAGGAGCCGATACACCGACCCGCGTCCCCTGGATGTAATCGACTTCCAGGACAGAGCCAGTAAAGAAGATGCTCGCCTCGTTGCAGACCTCGAGATCATCCAGATCAACGATAGCCTTAATCGGCATCTTCCAGTTGTCAGAATCGGCGATGAGCTTGAACGCATCATCCAACTCTCTCCGGGTATAACCCAGATCACTCACGATCTCCTTATCGAGATCCATATCGACCAAATCAACGAGACTCATTATACTACCTCCAGCTTTAACATTGAGAGATGAGATTTGGTGGCAGCGAGCCGACAGGTATAGCCCTCGCGCATAGGACCGTCTGCGACCGAAGTGATATCACCGATCATCAACCAATCGATGTAGTCGCCAGCAGCATTTTTAGCGACATCGACTCGTTTGACGGTACCCTCAAGGATACCAGCGGCAGAGTGCCAACGGACGCGATCAACTCCAGCGACAATTCCGGTTTCAAAAATATTAGTCATAATCAATCTCCTTTTCCTTATCAACTATATTAAGTATAGCCTAGCCTGCAAAAAAAGTAAAGAACTTTTTTACTTTTTAAAACAAGCAAAAACAAGGAGTTAGAAATTAAACTGCAATTTTTTTGGTTGTTTCTTCTTCTTCTGGTGTTTTATCGGACCATAAACCAGCCGCTAAGCAGAAGGCAATCGGTCCTCTTGGGGTCAAACTTATCTTGAGGACAACACTTGCCGTTCCTGAGTGATCCTTATACGCAGTAACCGAGTCCAATATCATGACAGCTGCTGGTGATGGCAATCTCATACAATCAGATTCAGGATCAAAATGCAGCTTAATCGTCTCTTCTAGTAGTTTCTCTGCAGATTCGGTGTCGGCTTTCACCAGTTTCATTATACCCTTTTCACTCCGACATATAGTCTGGGTCACTAGGAACTTACCCCGACGCCAAGTAGTAAGCTGCTGCGTTTGCTGTGATAAATCGGGCGGCGTAATAAATTCCCATTTAGTTTCTGCCTTTTCCTCTGGCTCCTGCTGCGGTGCAGCGGCACAACCGAATGTCATCAGAAGTGCGGCGGGTATCATAAACTTAAATATCTTCATCTAACCTCTCCTGGAAGAATGCGTCTTGTATGTCTGTATGTGGGTCGCCGACAAAGATTTGCGGGTCTCTATCCTCGACAGCAATGAAGATGATCGTTTGATCGACCGTATCGCCATACATTTCTTTGATCATATGGCTGTAAGCTGCGGTCTGTAGGAAATAATCCTTAACCCATTCCCGCTTTTTGATCTTCATAGACGTCTTAAAGTCTACAACTGACAGCTTACCTTTGATATCTGCTATGCAATCTACTCTTCCTGCTAGTTTATATTTATTCGACCAGAGAGGCGCTTCCTGCATATAAACTTTAGAAATACTCTTATCGAGAATAGGTTTGAGCGATTTAAACATAACGATGGCATCAGGCATGTTCCCTGCAGTCGGTTCCTCAACGTTATTCAGATAATCCTCGATGATCTGATGAACAGCTGTACCTCGACCCGCTGCCTTTCGGCTAATGCGATTTGCTTCGGCGTCGCCTACCCGACGACGCCATTCCATCAGCGCTCTCTTTTTTTCTGGTTGTCTGCCAAGAGCTGTGGTGACAGACTCGTATAACTCTCCGTTAGGAACTTTATACCGTCTGCCACCGCCAGTCGTTATGGCTTCTATGTCTTGGACCTCAAAACGGTCCTCATGAATAAATCCCATGTTCTAATTTACTGATAATGTAAGACTTCACTAACTCAGACCTCACAATATCATCCTCTTCGAATTGTATAGTTTTGAATCCTGGTATTGAACGTAAAACCTGCATAAAATCGAGTAGTCCTCTTCTCTCACTATCCCTTTCTAAATCACTCTGTCGAAAGTCTCCTGCAAACACGATCCTACAATTTTCACCTATCCGCGTGATAATACTGTCGAGTTCATGGAATGTCAGGTTCTGACACTCATCAACGATAACAATACTATCAGACATAGTGGTTCCGCGAATGAAAGAAGTCGATATGAAATCAACAACGCCACGTCCTTTAAGATAGTCATAAGCGTCTCCTCTTCCGAATAATTCACTGAAAATGGAGTTATAGGGTAACTCATATGCCTTCTGTTTTTCCTTCTGGTTTCCTGGTAGAAATCCCATATCACGAGTCGGGACTACTGATCTTACGATAACTAACTTTTGCTTTTCAGACCAGTTACTCAATATCTCTTGGAGAGCTAGGTATATTGATATGAATGTTTTTCCGGTTCCCGCTACACCCTGAAGTAGTAGATGGTTGCCATTATCATACTCGGTAAAGGTTCTAGTCTGATTTGTTGTTCTAGGATTTATACTTTTTAGTTTCAATCCTGTCTTACCTTTTCTCTTTGCTCTCCTTTGTTTTTTTGTTAATCGCTTTTCAAAGAACTCATAATCTTCAGCCGGATCTATGAAAGCTAAGTTAGTTTGGTTGTACATGAATAACCCTTTTTTGGTTATCATTCCTAATTGTCTGCAGACCTCTTCTTTCTCCATTTCTCTACTGCTTGGCGAGTTTTCACAGCCCTGGCAGACTTATCACCATATTGGTTAGCGACCGCGCTGGTAGGATGGGCTTCTGCTATACGTGACATTTGATCATTGAAGCCACCATCGTTCTTCAGTCCGGCATACGTATGACCGGATATTATATTCATGCGATCGGGTGGAAGTTGTCGAAAGGTAGGATTGGACTCTAAGAAATCTTCTCGATCTCCCATACTCAGAACCATTTCAAAGGTTTCGCCAGTTTCATCGTCAACAAAGTTATAAGTAGGCATCCTACCTCCTGTTTTTATTTATTATTCCACCAACTTGGAATGGAACGACCCTTCTCCCATTTAGCGAAACGAGCCTTATCACCCAAGTAGTAATTATGATATGATTGGACCGGACAGCTAACCTTATACTCTTCCGGCATAGCTAGAGCGTGCGGGGTCATCGGACCTGTTTTAATATGCGTCGGAGGACAATAAAGCACCTTCTTAAGTTTCTCCCAGGAGGCATGCCACTTACCGAAACGATATTCAAACTCTTGCGCTAAAGATTTAAAAAGATAGAAGTGCCAGATATAATTACTATGACTTTCCATGGTCCAGATCGTGCATGGATGCTTGGCGTGTACTGCCTTGTATATGAGATCATCATTATTAGGTAAACGATAATGCTTGACCATACGCTTACCTGATTTAGATGGTGCCATATACTCCTCTCCATCTAACAATCGATGCGCGGTCGACAGCATCTGAGCTGACTCGACTATCATCTTCGGAACGTGTTTATCGCAGTGCATCTGGGCTGCGATATGCGGTTGATTATCTAATACAAAGATATTCATTCCTCTTTCCCCTGATAAAACTTATACCCACTGTAAACTCCGGTCTCACCGTCTTCCTCTTCTACAAACCTTATTATACCCTCTTCTTTGAGAACATTCAATAGGTTTTCGGTAGCATGTTTTACGGTGAATAGGTGTCCGGCGTAAAACGATAAGCCGACAAGTCCTAATAAAAGAGATATGGTCAAAAGATCACTCATAATATACTCACTAGCCTGTCAAAGTTTAAGACTGAAACATTTTCAGCCTGAGGTAGATACACCCCACTATCAATCGTTTCCTTCGGATAGCAGAACGTAAAGTTCACGTCTTCATTCCTTTCGATAACCCATCCTAGAAAGGTCATCCTGTTACGAGTATCCTGCAGGTTTGCTCTGGTATCATAGCCATAACACTCAGTCCCGTCATATAGATTTGATAAAGCGATACCCTTATCAACGACCAAGGAATCAAACCCAAAAATGTAAAGCCAGGTAAAATCCTTCTTAATCGCCTCGAGTATGGCATTCATACCCGCATTGGACCTGGGTCTGGCTGGGTTCCAGTCTTCGGTAGCCGAACGTCCCCAGTGAAGCTCAACAGGCTCCCACTTTTCATCCTCGGGCGGTATGATTACGCGGTTAGAGGGGAAGTCCGATGATTCAATTTCAGTTGTGATGGCATCATCGATAGCGACCAGATAATCGGGCAAGATATACTTTGGAGTACTAAACCAGAAATCTCGATACAGAGCATTACAGCCGAATACCGTACCCTTACCTCTCAATATCATGAGGTCAAAGGATTCCCTGGACGCGCCGTTACCGATAATAAAAGCTGTGTTCTCCGGCATTTCTGTCATGTTCAAGCTGTTCATAGTCTTTTATCTTTTGAATGTGTTTTCGCTTTTTAGAAACCTTCTTCTTGGTTTTTTTCTCATACTCATACTCTGGATCGTCATTCCAGATATCTTTTTCCTGACGATAGGTTTTGCCCATTGTTTATTTCCAAGTTGATGCCAGTGCTGGCCATGCTTCCTCAAAGAGTTTACGAGTTATGCCTTTATATGGCATCTTACCTTCCTTAATCGAGAGGACTAACTTCGCGTCGTCTGGATCAAGACTCTCCAAAAACTGAACAAACTGAACCTCACGTTGTAGCGTTTTCATATTAGGATAGGGACCTTTTTTCATAAAGATACCAAACTTACGCACGTTTGCATATAAGACTGCCTGGCAGTCTGATTCTTTTGGTTGTGGTCTGTAGGGAGGAGATCCGGCTGGTAAATCGAAAATTAACTTTGGATTAAAACATATGTCGACCACATTCTCCATGGCAATACTATGATCGCTACGTAGAGCAGCGACCTGTTCTTTGCGGCTCGTAATTTTGGATATCCTACTGAGCGCCTCCGCGACACCTTCTTTATACGCCATTAACTTTCTCCGTTAATTTATTCTCAAGTTCTTCTATACGCCCCAACAAAACAGATACCGCAGTGCGAATATTCCCTGTATCGTGTTGACGAAAACGACTACGCAAGACACCGACTTCTGCTTCAAGTATCTTCATATGAATGTAAATATCATAATCAGACTCACCCATTAACTCCTCCTGTAATTCTACATCCCACAAAGTGTCATGTGGCATCAAGTATCTTCCTGCACCGGAGCGCAAACAATATGCTTTACAGGTGCGCCATCGAACTCGGAGGATGCGAATTTTTTAATCTTTTCTAAATTTGCCCACACATGCTCATAACATATATCTATGTTTTTAAAGACCAGAGGAACCCCATTATTATGGGTGATTCTTAGGGCATCCTCTTGTTTCAAATCCTTACCAGGATAAACTTTAGGATCAGTCGCAAGCATCGCCATAATCGCCACTATCTCATACATCTAGAACTCCTGTATAACTTCCATTAAATTTTTAAGACGCTTCTGGACAAAATAATTAAACATCTTGTCTCTACCGTTTAATTTATAATTATCGAAAATGTCAATGACCTCTTCCTGTATATAATCGGGAACGAAATCTAAATCCACTAACTGCTGATTTCTTTTATATCCTCTTAACATTTCATCAGAGCAGAAATCTTTAGGAGACATACCGTTCCAGGCATCTATCTTTTTAGTAGATAGAGGTTTCTGTCTCTTTCCTATGACGAAGACATCATCAGCAGATAGGAAGTTAGGTACACCATCTCCTCGATCTCCGCGCAGTATATGCTCATGGATGTAGCGAGCAGGGTTGCTGCAGTTGATAAATTTCTTCTGCATTGGGCTATACTGCTCGACATTGGCGTACTTCTGCAGCTGAACAAAATCCTTATCCGATGATAGGATTAGTATAGGAGCCGAGCCGTTGGTAACCCCAAGATCTCCATACTCATGACATAGCGAGGCTATCACATCATCCGCTTCAGCGCGGTCAACCTGAATCACCTTGTATGGAAACTTTTCTTTTAGATCATCGCGGATACCATTTAAAACTTCAAAGATCATATGCCAGTCGAGACCCGACTCTGCTCGATCTTTTTTACGGTGCGCTTTATAGTATGGAAAGAAGTCGCGACGCCAGTAGTTTTTATCATCGCAACATATGACTAGCTCGCCGTACTTTTCACCGAACTTTCTACGGTATAGCCGCAAAGAGTTTAGAACCATATGGCGAACCAAATCTTCCTCGACAGACGCTTTCTTGCTGCCTATCTGCATCATCAGGTTTGAGATCATCACCTGATTTAAATCAACGAGTATCATAGTATCACTCAGTTTCTATTCATGTATATTATATAGTATACCTGCAACAGGAAAAAAAGTCAAGGTATTTAATCAAAGTCGTCATCGAGTCCTTCGATCTCTAGCTCCTCAGTGATCTCGTCTATGTGTTCCTTGAATGGATGGTAAAGATCTATAGACTGATAGAGGCATGCTCGTAATGTTTCTATGGTATAGCTATACGTAGTTATGAACTCTGGCTTGTATATATCAAAACCGTGTAGACCGAGTTTGTTTATGAGTTGAGTTGAGTAATGCTCTACTACGTGATCAACGTATACTCTCTTGTTCTCGTCAAACTCTGCCTGAAGCTCTTGATTATTACTCGGTCTCTTATCTTCCCCAGTCTTTGGCTTGGGAAAGTTTATCACATTATTCGCATTGCTTATCATTTGATTGCTCTGAGGATAATCATATTTGTATTTATTCTACCATTCGGGATAGTGCCCTTGGTATTTATGTCTGGTAGAAGTTTGGATAGGATACGCTTGCCCCCAGACAATACGTTCGGTAGAATCTGCTCTGGTTTTCTAAGTTTTTTCTGTTCCGATGACTCGGGATCGAATCCTTGCAGAGTCGTGCCTTTTATAGAAAGACCCGCCGGACCCATAGAATCAAACTTCTTCAGCTTCCTATCTTTGGTATCATATACCCATAGCTGATTACAACCGATTATGTCCGCAGGATTTATACTCACCAGTTTGAGTTCTTTATACTCAGACTGATACTTTAATTTTGAGACCTGCTTCGAAACAGACTGTGGTTTTTTGACCCTCGTCTTACGAACCGTTTTCTGATTAGCGCCCCATGTGGCGGCATCATCTACGAGCATCTGGACGAACTCAATGAAACTCTTGAGCTGTTTCTTACTTACATCCTTGTATCCCTCGTTTAGATCTGGATCCTTACCAGCTTCAGTCAGGACAAGTTCAGATAGGAGAGGTCTGTAATAATCAGCGATAGCGTTTGACTGTTGTGCTTTCACATCGTTAGAGCGTAACCAGTCATACATATTGAAATCGCTCTTATACTTATCAGCGAACAGATCCACCTGTTCCTCTATCTCGGCGATGTAGTTACCCACCTGCTCACGGATACGTTCCTGTATCGATACCTTTGGAATGGTCTTTTTGACCTCTTCCTTTTTAGCTTCAACCACCTCCTTGCCCATATCAAACAGTTTCTGTATGCTCTCATCGAACCAATCCGAACTCTGCTGAGGAACAGAACATCCCTTAGCTCTCATCCGGCATATCGTAGCCAGGACATGATTGAATCTCCAATCAGGAAGTTTGTTCAGCAACTGGAATTTGCTCTTATCCTTTTTATAGAAAGAGCGTACTGCCTTGGCATGATCTTTTTGATTGTGAAAGTAGTTATACCAGTTATACGCCCCAACCATCATTTCCATGGTAGGTTCCTGGTTTCCCCAATCGGGTTCGCCACCCATATATTTCTCATCTAGAGTTTTGGACGTGCGAACTGGTTTTTTTCGCCGAGGCGCTTTAATTGCCATTATCATACTCTCCGAAATTAATTTTCCAGCATGTTTTTTAACATACCCTCCCACTCAGGTATTCTTCCATCCCAGGAGTAGAAGTTATCGGCGTATACCTTTTGAAAGTGTAATTTGGCGTCATGACGTTCATTCCAGAAGTCTTCCATCACCGCCTGCACCATGTTGACGAACCGTTGTGCGTTGGTGTTAGGATCGCCGTGCATCTGGTACATATTAGCGAACCCTGCTGCCGTTTCTGGGAGAGCTGCGTGGTTGTTAGTTACGATACAGCATCCGGCGCTCATAGCTTCCATCAGAGCGATACATGAAGTCTCTGGCCATATGTTAGGATAAGCGAATATGTGCGCTTTCTCGAGAGCCTTTCTGATTTCAGAGTTAGGAACTGTCCCGTGATTTGTGATGCCAGGATGTTCCTCGCACATTTTAAACAGTTCCTTGTATGGCTCATCACGCTGTGGCCAACCATAGATATTAAATGATGAGTACACATCCAGATGAATCTTATCGCCATAGTGCTCATAAAGTGCTTTGAAGCTAGGGACCAGCAGCTCCAACCCACGGTGCGGAGTTGTGTGGTAGATGAAGTTAATCTTATCTCCCTTCTTCTTTTTGTGCTCCCGTATGGGTTTGATTGCATTCTTTAGAACCACAGACTCGTCATATGTAATGCCATGGGCAAGATGATAGGTCTGAAACTGATAGTCTGAAACGAAAACTAACTTGTCGAACCGTTTACGCGAGTCCTCCTCCTTAATATGCTGGATCTCTGGATCATCCCAGGTATCATGAAGCCATAGGATGTTTTTCTTATCCTTGTCGATCTCTCGGACTCGAGAGCAGATGATATTAAAGTTATCGAGTAGACTAGGATTGAGACGATCAAAAAGACCGTCTCTCATCATTTCAGTCCCACCCTTTGCTCCAATAACATTACCGTTATCATCAATATGGGACTTTTCATCATCCATGCCTGTTACGGTGAACTTCATAGCGCAACTAGCTGCATTTCAGTCACAGAGTCGATACGGAAAGAACGCCATGCCTTTTTATCCAGATCCCAAACAGGTAGGACATCTTCGTTAACAGCCTTCTTGTTGTTTTCAGAAACCTCTCCATCAGGAAGGAAATCTGATTTAAGAGTGCAACGCATATCACGAGTTGTACCATCGACCTTTGTAAAACGAACATCACATACATTTTCCAAAAGGGTCGTCTTCATGTCATCACGATTCATTATTTAGCCTCCGTTATTCCAGAATCTTTCATACGATATTTACCTCCTGGCTTACCCCAAAGTTGGGTCGCAGGAACACGGACGAATGGTTTATTCGTCTCGCTCTTGATGGGATTGGGGATGGTAATCATAACATTCTTACCAGCCGCCCATGCCTTCTGCTTGTTCAAGGAAACAGAAAGATCATTAGCTAGGTATTCCCGTCGCATGATATTACGGGTATCCCTGCTAACATTGGGACGCTGTCCCTGACTGACAAAACCTTTACTCTTGCCACCTTTTTTACGTGCCATTATCTACTCCCATAGTATATTCAAAGTATATTATATATTAGACCAAAAGTCAACCAAATCTTGATAAAAATTTTCCAATGTGATGGACGAAAGGCAGTAAAGCAATAGCCATCATAAGGTTGACTCCAGTATGAGCCATTGCTATTCGCAACGTATCGCCCTTTGGCATACCGTCTGATACTAAAAGACCAGCTAACCAAATAGTTCCGGTCGTTCCTATGTTCGCTCCAAGTACGGCTGCAACCGCTGCAGGTAGAGGTACTGCTCCTGATGCAACGAGCGCTATGATGGCTGTGGTCGAAAGCGAGGATGATTGCCAAAGCAGAGTCATTACGATACCGCCGAGGAACATCCAGTAAGGATTATGAATAAAGAAACTCAGATGATCCATATTACCCATGGACTTCATACCACCTGAAAACATTTTTAGTCCAATATAAAAGACTACCAATCCCACAAGAGTCGTGATCACTGGGTTACCTAGATCCATTTTCTTTACCTTCTTCCAAAGTTTATCAGCCATCGTGAATAATATCATTCGGTCAAAAACAGGTGTGATGTCTTCTGTTGTGCTTCCTGAAGAGAACAAGAGAACTCTGAGGAT